TCTCGAGCTTGCGTGAGGTTTTGTTTATATTATCTGTACTCATTTACGCCTCCTTCACGTGTTTTGCGTACTCTTCAAGTGGCACACCAAGTTTTTTCGCAATAGCAACCTGTGAAGGTGTGAGTCTCACAGTGCGGCGTCCAGATTTAGATCTATTAGCAGAAGCAACCGTCTGAACTACGCGGGTGCTCTTGTCTTTATCCTCCTCAGTTTTTTCAAACTTGTGAGGAAACTCTTGACGTATACGTTTATCTAATTCTTTATAATACTCATCTGACTTGCCGTCAAATCCTTCTTCTTGAATTAATTTTTTATGAATAGATAAAGCCGTAAATGTCATAGCCTCATTAGCTCCAAACCAACTATTTTTTTCTGCCCATTCCTCCGCTTTAGCGTCAGGTTTAGCTTGTTGTAGTGGCTGAGTTGGTGCATTTTTTTGTTGTTCAGTAATTTTTTCTTTATTTTCTTCTCTTAATTTAATTGATGCGCTCGCTCTTTCCTCCTCTATAGCTAATCTAGCAATAGCTTTTTGAGCTTCCACCTGTGCTTTTGCGTCACCTGCATTAATAGCTGTCTGCAAAACGTTTTGAGCTTTTTCCATTTCTGTAGAAACTCTTTTTTGATATTGATCAAGATACCCTTCATCTACTTTTTGTACTTTTGATTTTAGAGAAGTAACTTCTTTTTTTTGAGCTTCAGCAAATTTTAAAGCCTCTTCTTTTTGTCTTTCAGCTTCTCTTAATTTAAAAGTAAGTTTATCAATTCTTTTCTTTACATTAGCAGAATATTCTTCTGCCTCATCTTTTACTTCTTCTTTTTTTTCTGGCGAAGTATCTTCATTTTTTTCTTCACTGACTTGTTCTACTTCTTCTTTTTGTTCTTCTTTTAATTCGATATCAACAGGTTCTCCTGATGTATCTAAAGGAACAGATTTATCTTGTTCCGATCTTGCTAGTGGTTGCATAGAGTTCTCCATGTTTAAAATATGTTTTTAGGTAGTATGTCCCTCGGATCATCTACTTTTGCGATTATTTCATCGTCATTAACAATTCTTAATTCTCCATCCTCAACTCTTATTCTTGATCCTGCATATGTAGTTATTAAAACCCAATCACCCTCTTTACACCAAGGTCCATCAGGATATCTTTCTTTATCTTTATAACAACTAGGGCCCATTTTCAAAACTTTAGCTATATTTGTCGTAACCTGTGATTGCTGAATTGTATCATCAGTAAGATATAATCCACTTTTAGTTTTTGAATCTAATTTTAATGGAAATAATACCATTCTCCATCCTGTCGGTGTTGGCACTTTCTCGAGTTCTTTTTTCTTTTTTTCTACTGCTTTGCCATCCCATATATGTTTTGGCATAATTATTTTATTCATCTATTTCAAGCTCCGTTTTCTTTAGCAGGTCCGTGAGTTCCTGTTCTTCTTGTTTTAGTGCATCAAGTTTACCTGTGAGATATCTATAATCATCCCAACTCTTACACAATCCTCCTAATATAGACTGTTCTACAGACTTTTGTCTATCAATTAATTGTTTTTTATATGCTGTAAAAAAATTTTCTAACCGCATGATTTCATAAGGTCAGCTAATTTTTTACAACGGTTTGGGGTTTGTTTATTCCACTTGGAGTCAAGCATTTCAAAACTCGCACCAATAAAATTAGCTTCCTGCAGGCATTTCCACATATTACGAAACTTGGACACGCCTGTCTGGCCAAGTTGAAAACACATCTCTGTAATGACGTGTTCGGCTGTTTCTGGTAAATTTTCTACACTATTTTGCTCACATAATTGCTTCATTTGAGCAATAGCTTTTCGTAAATCTTTATCAAAAACTGCTTGTAAATCTTGCTCGGTGTATTCAACACCTGCTTGAAAAGGATCACCTGCTACAACCTTATGTCCCCAGCCAATCGTATCAAAACCCTCAGTATCTTGATAAATTTTATTTCTAAACCCTTCACTTAATTTTACTGAATTAGATAATTCTTCGTAGCTCATTTACCTTTTATTACTTTCTGTAGAGTTCTTGCTTGTTTAGCATGAAGATTAGATGCTTTCTTTAAACCTTTAACTACTTTTTTAACTTTTTTCTTATTTGATTTTTTCATTTTTTTTTAAACATTCCTATTGCACTTGATCCCGCCTTGATGCCGAAGCTCGCAGAAATCGCAATGTACAACAAATTATGATAATACGACGGCAGGTCCTGCAGTGCGAGGAACCCACGATGCACATGTTCTTGTAAGGGCGTGAATACTAAAACGGCTGGAAGGAGTAGGACAATTAATGCTACCTCATCTTTCCAGCTCCCCTTCATTTGGTCAACGGCACTTTGCTCCCATGCAACTTTACCAGCAATCTGGTCTTCTTTGAGTTTTTGTGTGGCTTTAATAGTTGTAAGTTTTAATTCTTGTTTTGCTTTTTTTGTTTCTACAAAACCCTTGACGCCGTCAGCGACGACGCCAAGAAGTGGCTTAGCCAATAATTGCCAAACCATAAACTAGATTGCTCCTATAATTACGATTACGATTATCGCTACAATACCAGCTTTAATCCAATCTTTCATTTTCCAATCAGACCATTCTTTTAAATGATCGACTAAGTCTCTTATTAGATTCATAGAAACCTCCTTTGTTAATTGGGTTGTATTACTTTACACCCTTGAAAGCAACTTTTTTGATTTGTGCATTGCTTGATTGTCCTTGAGGACCAGCACCTTTATTTTTTTTAACAACAAAAGGTGAGTAAACAATTGCAGCATCAGAAGATACTATCAAATTAGGAAAAGGGTTTTTTTGTTTAACAACTTCAACTTTGGTTTTTTTAAAATTCATTATCTAGCCTTTCCGTAACCACGCATCGCAAGTCTACCAGCAAGTCCACCTTTTTTGAAAGATGTTTGAGTATTAATAATAGATCCCTCTCTAGAACCTTTTACCATGCCTCCTCTTTTCATAAAGCCCATTTTGTTACGAACAGCTTTAGGTAGTTTAGGTAAGCCCTTGTTGCTTTTTGGTATTGGTTTTAAATTTTTTTTCATATCAATGAATAGTTACATTATCTGACATATCTTTTAACGACTGTTCCATGACTTGTAAAGCCTGATAATCATCCATAGTAACATGAAGCAGGTCTTTAGCGACGATAGTCAGAGCCTCAAACATTATAAAGTTCTCATCTAATGAGCAATTCTCATCAATTATAAGATCCCTTAATTTAATTATATAATTACTAAGTTGTTCTTCTTTTGTCACGTTTACCTGCCTTTTGTAGGGCTATCGCTATAGAAAGCCTCTGTTTGGCCTTCTTTTTACTAATACCCTTCTTTGAAGCTAGAGTATTAATTGCCTTTTGTCTACTTTTACTTGCTTTAGCTTTGTTTAACTCGCTAATATTAGCAGATATAGTTTTTTGACTAGTTCCTTTTTTGAGTGGCATCTAATTTTTTTAAATTAATATTCGCTCTTAACTGAGCTATGTCTTCAGCAGATTCTATACGAGCTTGATCAGTTTTCTCTTTTTGTGCTAATTTTGCTTGTTCGAGATTTAATTTAGCAAAATCAAACTCAGCATCTTTTTGATCTCTCATAGCTCTTTGCTGTAGTTCTTGTTGTTTAAGTTGAATAACTGGATCAGGCTGTCCTTGACCAGACATTTGAGCTTGTTGTTGTTGAACTGCAGCTAAAAACTGTGCCTCCAAAGTTGCAATTTGTGCTGTTTTCAATTCATCAATATTTTGTGCTTCCTCTCCCATTTGTGACTCTGCAGCTTGTACTTCAGCATTTACAGTTTCTATAGCTTTAAATGAAATATGCTGCATGATATGTTTATTCAAATCTATAGCTACCATTGGAACAGCTTGCACAACTGGTGACATGGCAAATAATAAATGAGCTTGAATATGCGCATCATGATTTTGCCCCTCATATGCCTCAATTTTGTCTTGATCTAATAAACGTTGATGCTCCATCGTAGGGCTCATTGGTTCTGGTTTATCAAGTTTCATAATTTTATCTATGTCAGAAACGCCAAGTGCTTCGTACATTCTACGATATGCTTCTTTGATGTTGTGTAATTGTGGCGCTGATGTGGCCATTTGTAATTGTGTTTGCGCTAATTGAATTCTTTGTGCCATACTAAACATATTAGGATCTGCCACTGGAATGATATCAACTGCTTCATCAAAATCAGATGCTTTTACTGATCGGTCGCCCCCGACCACCGCATAAGGATAGTCGGGAGGCAAATAGGTTTTTACAACATTAGCTAAAAGTTTAAACTCTTTTTTCATCGAATAATAAATTCTTTTGTGTATCGAGCTCATTATTCTTGATCCTCTTTCTAGTAAGGCAATTGTTGTTCCTACAGGCGCCTGTTGATTTGCATCACCGACTTGCATGTCAGCGATTTGTGCAAATCGTTGGCCTGCTTGCACCACAAAACCTAGAAGAGCGAATAATGTTTGGGATGGTTCTTTGTAAGGTAATGGCATTAATCCATCACGAATAGCACCACCAGGTGCATCAACATCTCTAAATTCGCCAGGTTGCAAAGGATTATCGTCATCACGAATTCTTAATCCTCTTGCTTTAAACCCAGCTGGTAAGTTTGATAAAGTTCCTGCATCAAGCAATTGTCTAAGTGCTTGTGTTGCTGATCTTGATAGGCCACCAATTAAATGTATTAAACCAAATCCATAAAAACCAAGCCCTTGTAAAAATTTAAAGTGAACAAAGTATTGCGTTTTTTTGTAAAGTTTATCACCTTCTTCATAGTTTCTTCTAATAGATAAAACTTTTCTAGACTCCTCATCAATGGTGACAATGTAAGGAATTTTGATACCAGTTTCTTTATCACCTTGTTTGTCTTCATATCCAATTAAATCTAAGTTCACGTGAAATTCTAAAAGAGACATCATCATGCCTTCGCCTACTTGTTCAACACCTTCAAGCTTGTCTATTTTTTCTTTTACGCTGTAGGTATTTTCTGAAGACTCGTCATAAGTTTTTAATTCTATATCTCTGTAAAAACCTGATACTTGTTTTTTACGTACTTCATTTTCTGTCATGCGCACCACATGTGTGATACGTTCACAACTTTCTAAATCAGTTGCTGTATAGGGAACGACTAAATCTTCTGCGGGAATAAATTTTGACACGGCTCTTCCAAGACTAGCATCATAGTAAACTTTTTTAAATGTCGATCCTGATAGCGGTAAATAGAAAAGCATCTGATCAAGTTCAGGTGTGTACTCTTCCATGACATTTGTAATTTGATAATTCATAAAATCTTTTACGCGTTGTGACTGCTGATACTTTTCTGGCGTTTCATCGCCCACGACATATGTTCGTACAGGCCCTGTTGCAGGCATCAATTCTTTGTAAGCAGATGAACTAAATTGTGTAACAGCTTCTGCTAATAATGGGTGCGTGACTCCGCTTGCTCCTTGAAACGGTTGAGATCTTTCATTGTATTTAAATCCTAGTAAATCTAATCCTTGAGAATAAGTTCTTTCCCATTCTTCACGGGACGCTTTATCATTTTCAAATTCCTGCATTAAATCTGAAGAAATAATATTTAATTCATTATCATCTATGTCTTCTGCTAGATTAGCTGTAAAGTCTTGTAGCACGTCTCGCGGATCGTCGGTGATAGTCACTTCTTCAGAAACAATTTCTATCTCTACAGGTTCCTCGTTTTTAACAGCATCCTCTATGGTATCGCCGACAACGGCTTCTATCTTTTTTTCTATATTATTTTCAGCCATACTTTTTTATAGATTATTAACGTCAATTAATCCACCAAAATTAAATTTAGGTATAACTATACGCCTTTTTATCAGGCCGCCATCTTTTTTCTTATCGACTAAGCTTTCTAAGAGTTTGACGACTTTGTTGCTTTCGAGGATGGTTTTGTAGCTTTCGTCTCTCGATTTTGAGACTGCTTGGATCGTCTTGATGAGACTGTTGAGATAGTCGAGGTTGAACGTGGAAGACCTGTTATCTTTAAGAATTCCTGTGCTGATACTTCTTTGAAGGCCATTTATAATCTTTCTGTAATCGGTTTTCTCTAAATAGTCACCTGACCAATAGACATTTTTGTTATATACCATTTCAGCTTGATCACCAAATACTTTTTCAAATCCTGATTTTATAAGGCTCCCCTCTGGTGCTTTATTATCAAAAGTTAAAAATTCTGCTACAAATCCACCAGGTACATTCTTTACATTAAAATCTAGTCCTAATTCATTGTGTAGTTGTTGGATCTGTTCTTGAGAATAATTACCTTGATAGTACAACATCCCTGTCCTATTTCTTCCCTCTATCGGTGTGTCTGATATAATAAAGTTACTGGCTGCCATTGCGTCTTGATTTAAATGCTGCCCTAGTAGCGCCAACACCTGCATTCGTTGAGGTTCAGTTAGTTCAACAAATTTGTTTCCTACCTTAACGGTTAATGGGACGACTATGTTAAAATTAGCTTTACCATCATAGGTTCCCGCTCCAAGTTTCATTTTACTAATATCAACTTTTTGCCCAAGGACAGCTGATACAGCCATCTCCATAATCGAAGGTTCTTTTCCTTTTTTGGTAATGAGTTTACTAAGGTTAGATCGATGAATTAAATTTATTT